ACCATCCGGCCCGGTTCAAAGTGGCGGCGTGCGGGCGACGCTGGGGCAAGACGCAGGGCGGAGCGCTAATCGCCACCGACACGGCGCTGCGTGGTGGCGTCGTGTGGTGGATCGGCCCGACCTATCGGACGGCGCAGTTTGGATGGGACGCGCTGCGACATCTCGCGTGGCAGCTTCCCGGCATTGGGGTGCGGGACTCGGAGCGCAAGATCATCTATCCGGGCGGCGGCATCGCTGAAGTGCGATCGGGGGATGATCCCGACAACCTTCGCGGGGCGGGGCTAGACTTGGCCGTTCTGGACGAAGCCGCGTTTATGAAGCCCGATGTCTGGGCCGAGGCGATCCGCCCGGCGCTCTCGGATCGGCGAGGGCGCGCGCTGTTTCTGAGTACGCCCAACGGTCGCAACTGGTTCTGGTCGCTGTGGATGTATGGGCAGGATGCGGGGTATCCCGACTGGCAGAGTTGGCGGTTCCCGACGGCCAGCAACCCGTTCATTCGCGCGGACGAAATTGAGGCGGCACGCGAGTTGCTGCCGGATCGGTTGTTTAAGCAGGAATATTTGGCGGACTTTTTAGAGGATACCGGCGCGGTCTTTCGGTTCGTTGAAGACTGCGCGACAGCGACACCGCCCGCCAGTCCGGTCGAGGGTCATGCGTATATCATGGGCTGCGACTGGGGTCGCGAGAATGACTTTACGGCGCTGGCGGTCCTGGATATGGATACCCGGCACATGGTCGCGCTGGATCGGTTTCGGGACATCGGCTGGTCCTTACAGCGGGGGCGATTGACAGCGCTGGCGGCGATCTGGCAGCCGGAAGCGATCTGGGCTGAAGCGAACAGTATCGGCGGACCGAACATCGAAGCGCTACAGAATGAAGGCTTGCCCGTGATTCCGTTTACCACGACGGCGCAAAGTAAAGGGCCGTTGATTGAAAGTCTCGCGCTAGCCTTTGAACGGGGAGAGATCAGCATTCTCAACGATCCGGTGTTGATCGGTGAACTGCAAGCGTACACCATGGAGCGCCTGCCGAGCGGACGGTTCGCGTACAGCGCGCCGTCGGGGATGCACGACGATACCGTGATCGCCCTCGCGCTGGCGTGGCACGGCGCATCGCATAGCGGCCTGGGGTTCAGCTTTGTTTAACTGGCGCGGTCGCTTCAATCGGAGCACCCCCTCGTCAGCGCGCGCGGGCGACGGCGGTCCGTTCCTGTACGCCATCGGTCCCGGCGGCATCGAACCGCTCTCGACCAAATCGACGGGCAACCCTCTGCTTGACGCCTTCTATGGCATTCGAGACGAGACGGGTGACTTTACGCACGACCCGCAGGGCTATGCGCGGGCGTACCAGGCCAACGTCTGGGCCTTCCGGTGCGTGCGGATACGAGCGCGCACGCTGGCGAGTATCCCGCTCGACATCCAGGACGGCGCGGGGACGGTTCTGACGGCGCATCCGCTGACGCGCGCGCTGGGTCGCAGCAACACTCGCCTGCTGCGCGACACGGAGAGCGACCTGCAACTCTTCGGGGATGCGTACTGGACGTTCGGCGCCGGGCCGCGCGGCGCCTGGCTGAAACGCCTTAACCCGCAGACCATCGAGCGCGACGCGACGGCGGGCGGACTCCGGGGGTACACGCAGCGCATCGACGGTCAGGCGATCGCACGCTGGACGCCGGAGCAACTGCTGCACTTTTATGATTACAACCCGGACGACGACCTGGGCGGGCTGGCCGCGATGAGCCTGGCGTTAGGCGCTGCCGGGGTGATCAACAATATGAGCGCCTTCGCGTATTACTTTTTCAAGCACGGCGCGATGCCGCTGGGCGTGCTGACCGTCAAAAACCGGTTGGCGGATACGGACCGCAAGCGCCTTGAAGCCGAGTGGGAGCGCAAATTCGCCGGGACGAAGAACGCGCACCGGACGGTCATCTTCGACGGCGGGGAAGTGGAGTACACGCCGGTCACGCCGCCGCCCTCAGAACTGGCGATGGTGGAATTGCGCGAAGAGGAACGGCGCGACATCGCCGCCGTGTTCGGAGTGCCGATGTCGATTGCGCTGGCCGCCGATCCCGCGCTGTACGCGGCCAAACAGGATTATGCGAACTTTCACACCCTAGAGATTTTGCCGGAACTGGACCTGCTGGTCGATACGATGAACACCCACCTCCTGCCGCGCTATGGCATCGTCGGCGCGCAGGTGGTGCCGAACCTGAACGATGTGGAAGCGCTGCAAGAGGACCGGGGCGAGATCACGACTCGCAACGCAGCGGGCGTGACGGCGGGCTATCTGTCGCTGAACACGGCCCTGGAACGTGAGAACGAGGACCCGTTGCAGACGGACTACCTGATCATCGGCGGGCGGCTGGTGCCCAAAGCGCTGCTCGATAGCGGCGACTTCGATGCGCTGCGCGAGTTGGGCGTGTTGGGCCAGCCTCTACCCCCCGCGCCAACCTTCCCGGCGTTCGGGAGCTACGCGCCGCGCGCGCTGCCGGAGCCGGTGATCATCGATCAGGTCCCTAGCAAGGCGCAGATTGACATTCGCGTACTGGCGCAGACGGATGAGGCCGCACAGGTGGCACGCGACAAGGCGGTCGCGGATACGATGCTGCGCGACCTGGATCGCTGGCGGCGCAAGGTCGCTAAAAAGGGCGTCCAGACGCCGTTCGAGCCGGACTACCTGCCCTCGGCGGTAACGGACTGGTTGCGCGCGGACCTGCTGGCGTGGGACGGCGAGACGGAGCGGACGGACTGGATCGCGGCGGCGTTCGAGCGCGCAGAGACAGCGTTGAAAGCCGTCGGCGACACCGCCACACCCGAAGAGTTCGAAGCGTACTGGCAGGGCATCGGCGCGCTGTTCGATGCCGTCGGCGAGACGTTTGAAACCCTGTTCGCGGCGTTGCCCGCCCGGATCGCGGCGGCGTTGCGCCAGAGTGGACAGTCGGGCGCGGCGTTCGACCTGAGCGCCTTCCTGGAACGGGAAACGCCGGGCATGGTCGAGGCGCTATCCGGCGCAGAGGGACCGCTACCCCGGATGATCCTGGCCGGGGCTGCGCGCGGCAATGACCTGCTGGCGCGCGCGAAGTCCGTCAAGCAAGAGGGGCTGACCATCGACTGGCAGGTCTTAGATGCGTATGCGCAGCAATGGGCGGGGACCTATGCGGCCCAGAAGGTGCGCGGCATCAACGAGACCACGCTGCGCGTCTTCCAAGAGAAGATCGCGGAATGGATTGAAAGCGGCGGGTCACTTGAGGATTTAGCCAAATACATCGAGGGCGACTTAACCGGGCTGGACATTCCGCCGGGCTGGTCACCGGGCAAGATCGCCTGGGCCACCAGTCGGGACCGGGCGCGACTGATCGCGCAGACCGAGACGACGGAAGCGTTTCACGAGGGCGCGGTGACGCGCTGGGAACAGGCGGGCGTGCCAGAAAAGCGCTGGCGGACGCAGAATGATACCCGTGTGGATGACGACATCTGCCGCCCGCTGAACAATGTGGTGACGGGATTGCGCGAGTTGTGGATACATCCGAAGACGGGAAAGCGGTACGGAATGCCAGCGCATCCATCGTGTAGGTGTTATCCAGCGCCGGAGGGCTTCTAACATGGCCTCCGCCACCCTTGACCTGGGGCAGTGGAACGCCTATCAGCGGCAGATCGAGCGCCTGCTGAAGCGCGACGTGTCCGATGTGATGCGCGCCGGGGCGACCCGTGCGGCGGTGACGCTGGATCGTATCGCCCGGACCGAACTGCCGCCCCCCGTGCGGACGCGCCCACAGGCGGCGCATTGGACGGCCAAACAGCGCCGCTGGTGGTGGGGCACGATGCGCGCGAAAGCGCTGGGCAAGTCGCAGGCGCTACCCGGGTGGAAGGCGGCGTATCGGAAAATCGAGGGGCGCACGGTGCTAGTCATTTCCGGCAGCTACAAGCGCACCGGAACGCTGGTGCGGTCGCTGACCTACGACATCCGGCAGACGGCGGATATGACTGAGGTGCGCTACGGCACGAACCGGGCGTATGCAAAGTACGTCATTGATCGGGATGGTCCGCAGGCGACCTACCACAAGGGCAACTGGGCGACGTTGCAAGACATGGCGGAGCGCCATGCAGGCACACTGCAAGAGGCGTTTGCCGACGGCGCGAATGCAAAACTGGCAGAGCTACTGAGGAGATAGACATGGCGCGAGGACGCAACTGGTACACGGTCACGATCCCGAACAATACGGCGCTCGGCACAACGATCACCGATGAAAACGGAAACGCGGTCAAGAACCTGCCGCTGGGCGGGCGGGCGCTAGGCGTGGTCATCGTCCCGGACAGTTGGACGGCGGCGCAGATCGGCCTCAAGGTGTCGGTGACGAACAGTGACGATGCCGACGATTTCAAGCCGCTGCTGAACGAAAACGGGTCGTATGACAGCGGTGGCACCGCGCCGACCTGTATCAGCGGCATCGATACGACGGACGGCCAGGCGTACTTCGCCCCTGCGCGGTGGGCGGGTGCGCCGTTCGCGCTGCTGCATTCGGTGACGGCCTCCTCGGGCGTGGACGCCAACCAGACCGGCGCGAAAGTGCTCAAGGTCTTTATCAAGGATTAGACGTATGGCGATTGATGTCAAGGGCGCATTGCAGGACTGCGTGAGCCGGAAGGTGCCGAAGCTGATCGCTGAACACTACCCGCGCGAGCAGGCGGTGGCGATAGCCTACTCGATGTGCCGTGAAAAGGCGTTGCCGATTAACCCCGCGATCCTGGCCTGGGACGATCTGAGCGCCGACCAGCAGGGCTGGTGGCTCGCGCAGGTCAAGGCCGCGCGCCCCGCGAGCACGCAGATCAAGCGCCTCAGCCCGACCCGTGTCGGCGGCTATGGCATGGTATGGGGCAGTGAGACGGTCAAAGACCTGGAGGGCGATTACTTTACGCCCGATACCTACTTAGGCGACGTGTTAAGCCCGGTCCAGATCGGCGCGGTCAAGGCAGTGACCCTGCCCTGGATATACGACCATACGCTCGGCGATCTACCGGCCCCCGCCGCGACGCATGGTGACATGCGGGATTACCTGATGGGGACGATTGAGACGGTCAAAGCGGATGAGATCGGTCTGTGGATTGAGGCCGAACTCAAGCGGCATGACGAGTGGGCCCACGCCGTCATGGAGATGGTGGACCGGGGCGCACTGGCGTGGTCGTCGGGAAGCGCGCCGCATTTGGTGAGCAAGAATAGTGACGGCTGGATAAAGACCTGGCCGATTATTGAGTGGAGTTCTACCCCCACCCCTGCCGAACCCCGGCATACGGAGATCGCGCAGGTCAAACATTTAGTGAACGATCAGGACCCCGCCGCAGGGCGGC